AAATAATGGAACAACAAATGTAAAAGACTATGCAAGTGCAAATGTAAATGTAACACCAAATCTACAAGATAAAAGTGTAACAATTGATAGTAATACAACAACAACAATAGAAGCAGATAATGGATATGATGGACTAGGAACAGTTAGTGTAACAACTAATGTACCATCTAATGCACAATTAGATGTAACAACAGGAATTAAATTTAGAGGCTCACTATTTACAACACTACCACAAGCTATTATTGAAGCTAACTGGGAAAATCTTATATATTCAGATAATAAATTTATGCAATGTAGTTATTTAACAACAGTACCACATTTAAATACAATAAATGTTACTAATTTTCAAGGTTTGTTTTCAAGTTGTACAGAATTAAAATCAGTTGACATTGATACAAGAAGTGCAACAAATTTATATCAAACATTTAATTATTGCAGTAAATTAGAAACAGTTGTTGAATTAGATTGTTCAAATGTTTACGATATTGGTTATACATTTTTTGGTTGTTCAAAATTAACTAATTTAGGTGGTTTTAAAGATTTAGGAAAAGGTTATGACACAACTAAACAAGCAAATTATTCTAGTTATACATTAGATTTATCAGCATCATCATTAATTACACATGATAGTTTAATGAATGTAATAAATAAATTATATGATATAGCTACTGCTGGTTGTAATATTCAAACACTTAATTTAGGAGCTACAAATTTAGCAAAATTAACAGCAGAAGAGATTAGCACGGGTACCTCAAAAGGGTGGTCTATTTCGTAATTATATAGTTATCCTTTATAAGTTGCATATATAAAAAATATATGATATACTTATATTGGGTGATATAATGAAGGAAGATTTAAAAGGATTTGTACCTTTAAAAAATTATGAAAAAACACATTTAATCAACAAAGATACACAAAAAATATATAGTATTATAAAAAGAAAAGTATTAAAAGGTTCAATAAATGAAGGATATTTAAAATATTCATTAAAAAATGCTGATGGAATTGTTAAAACAAGACCATATCACAGATTATTAATGGAAACTTTTGTTGAAAATCCTAACAATTATCCTTGCATAAACCACATAGACGGAAACAAATTAAATAACTCATTAGACAATTTAGAATGGTGTTCAATCTCTCATAATAACAAAGAAGCATATAGACTTGGTTTAAGAAAAGTAAGTGAAAAAACAATGCAACAATTTATGAGAGATTGCCATACACCAAAAATAATTGAACAAGCAATTGAAAATTTAAGAAAAAGTAAAGATAAGGCTATTAAAAATAGTGTTGAAAAACGTTCTAAACCAGTAGCAATATTTAAAAATGGCTTTTACAAAGAATTTAAAAAGGAGATAGATGCTTGTAATTATTTAGGAGTTAAAAAAGGAAGTGTTGGTAGAGTGGCTAACAAAAGAGCAAATACAATAAAAGGTTATAATGCTAAATATTTATAAAGAAAGGAGAAAAATAATATGGAATTAATTAAAAGAGGAGATTTAAGATTACTTTTAGCAGATGAAGGAAAACATATACGTTCTGTTGATGATGTATATGTACCAGAACACGTTGACCCAGAAACTGGTGAAATTGTGCCTGGACATTTTCCTTATTATGCTGAAATGATATTTTTAGCAGAACAAATAAAAGAAAAAGACATACCAAAATTATATGTTGAAGAAGTAAAGGAATAGGGTAAATTTGCCTTATTCTTTTGCTATATGTTATAATAAATAAAAGGAGCTGAAATTATGACAGTATCAGAATATGCAAGTAAAGAAGAACAATGTAAACAAGCAACATTAGGAAAAGTAATTGGCAATAATCAGTGTTGGGACTTAGTACAATATTATGTTACAAACTATTTAGGAGTACCTGAATGGGTATTAGCTGGCTGTGGTTATGTAAATAATTTATTATATCCACCTAAAATTAATGATGTTTTACAATACTTTGATGAAGTACCTACAAATCAAATGATTAAAGGAGATATAATGATATGGGAAATAGGACATATTGCTATATTTGATAATTTTGACGGTGCAAATTGTTGGTATTTAACACAAAATGATGGTACAGGAGAAAACCCACATGGAGCAACAAGGATAGGTATATTAAATTTAGGTAGTGGTAGAGCATTTAGATTAAAAGGAATTACACCAAACAAAAAAATTAAATTAAGAGGACACATACAAGATATAGGTTGGAGCAAATGGCAAGACAATGTATGTGGAACAACTGGTGAGGGAAAAAGACTTGAAGCAATACAAATTGATGCACCAGAATATGAAATATATGTAAAGGCACATATAGAAACATTAGGTTGGGTAGATTATGGAAAAATAAATAAAAAAACAATAATAGGCACAACAGGAGAAAATAAAAGAATAGAGGCAATACAAATTATTGCAAATGGTTTAACATATCAAGTACATACACAAGATTTAGGTTGGAGTAGTATAGTACCAACAGAAGAAAAATATTCATTAGGAACTGCTGGTTATAGTAAAAGAATAGAAGCATTAGTCATTAAATAAGAGCTAGATTTTTCTAGCTTTTTTTATTTTTTTATATAAAAAGTAAACATAAACTATTGACAAGTAATTAAAAAAGATATACAATTAATATAACATCACAAAAGTGATAAAGAAAGGAGAATTGGAGTGGAAACAAGTTGGAATGTATATGATTATCCTACACCACCAGAAGAAAAGACAAAGATAATAAAAGGCAAATTATATGTTGCTTATGACTTTGAAACAGAAGTACCTGAAAATTGGGGTTATGATGAGATAATGGAAGATATAGAAGAAAATAGAATAGAATATGAACAAAGTTTAGATGAAATAATAGATGTAGTATTTAGATAAGAGGGGAATAGAAATGAAAGAAATAGATTTTAAAAGTAATAGAGAAAGAATAATACAAAGAGAAAGACAAAGAAAAAAAGAAATGAGAAAAGATAAAATGTTAAAGATAGTTTTAATAGCAACATTAACATTTTGCATAATAATGATACTAATACTAAATTATTTAACAAAAGATGCTTCAAACGAAATATATAGAAAATGTATTGAGAATGGTAATGGTATTCGTTATTGCGAAAGAAATGCCTAAATAAGCTTAATTAGTGTTAAATAGTATAATTATACTAAAATAGCGAAAACAAAGCTAAAAAGGGCATAAAAATAGAAAATAGGAGGTAATAATGTTAAAGATAAAAGATAATGTAGATTTAACTGAAAGACTATTTCAAAAGAGTGATGATGAGTTTGACCAAATATGGAGTTATGGGGAATTATTATTTGATAAAGACACAAGAGAAATTAGTGAAACACAATTTATATGTTGCGGTTTATGGTTATTAGAAAAAAGATTAAATGATTTATATGACTTAATAAAAGCAGATTTAGTAGAAAAGGTAGATGATTAAATGCAATATATAATAAGGCATAAAGAAAGCAAAGTATATTATGCAAATAAAGTAGATAATACACATAACCATTATGTAGAAGATATACAAGATGCTTACATATTTAAAAATAAATGGGAAGCAAATAAAAAATTAAAAGAATTAGGTAATAATTTTGAAATAGTAAGGAAGTGAAATAACAAATGAGTGATTATAAACAAGAATGTTTAAAAAGAATAGAATATACAAATAAATATTCAAAATATGATAAAGAAGATTTAATTGATGAAATACAAGAAAAAGACAAAGAAATAGAAAGATTAAATAATATAATAGATGAATTAGAAAATTATATATTAAATCATTATATAGTAGGACACACAATACAAAATGCAAGTTTAGATGGCATTTTAAATAAATTAAAAGAATTGAAAGGAGAAAAATAAATGACAAATGAAAATAAAAATGAATTATTTACAAAATTAATAGAAACAATAATAAATTCTGATTTAAGTAATAAAGACAAAGTAGAAATAACAAAATATTTAAAAAATATGATATTAAAAGAAAAAGAATTAGATGTAATAGATATAAAAAGAGATACAAAGATATATAGGAGATAAAAATGTATAAAAAAATGTGGGAAGAATTAAAACAATACATAGAAACATACGAAAATGAAAATGAAATAGAAACAGTAATGGAACAAATAGAAGATATGTATTTTAAAAAAGAAGATGTTATTGAAGAATTAATAAAGGAGATAGAAAAATGAGTGAAAAAGAAATAAAAGAAATATTAGATAAAATACCTTTAAATGTATTAGAAGCATTAGGTAATTTAGAAAATGGTGCATTGAATTATTATAAAGCACCAAGAACTATTGAGGTTTTTAAAAATACAATATTAGATTACATAACAAACCTAGAACAAGAAAATGAAAGATTAAATAATATAATAAATGAATTAGAAAAAGAATTAAGATTAGGTTATACAGATTTATTTGAACACGAATTAGTAAATGGTAGGGAACTTATAGAGAACATATTAAATTATTTAAAAGAATTGAAAGAAGGTAAATAAATGAAAATAACAATATATGAATTATTAGGAATGGTTAAAGATGGTAAAGCACCAAATAAAATAAAATATGATAATATAATATTTGAATATGATGGTGATTTTTATAGTAGTAAAACTAGCGTTATTTTAGATGAATATTGTAATTTAACCGTTTCTTTAAATGATGAAGTAGAAATCCTAGAAGAAGAAAAGAAAATACCTGAAAAATTACCAAGTATATGTGCTTGTAGTGATTTTAATGAAAATGAAGAAAAACTAGCAAAAAATATTAATATATTAAAAAACAAATATAATGAAATAATAGACTATTTAGATTATCTTAAAAGCAAAGGTGAGTAATAATGAAAATAATTAATTTACGAGAAGGACTAGATGAATATAGAAATGTTGATGGTAGTTTAAATAAAGAAGGACAAAAAATATTTTGTGAAAGAGTAAATAAATATTTAGAAGAAAAAGAAAATTATGGCACTACAATAATAAAAACTGATGATATAAAGATAGAAAAACCTGATAAAATAGAAAAAATAACTATTAGTGAAGATGAAAAATCATTATTTTTTGATGATAAATATCAAGATATTTCACTTCATAATATTTCACCAATAGAAGTTGCATTTGCTATTAAAATCAACGAAATAATAGATAAAATAAATGGAGATGATAAATAAATATGACAATGTGGCAAAAATTAAGAAAAGAATATACTAATTATACATTAGAAGATATTGGAAAAATGCACAAAGGAGAAAGTAAACAATACATATCAAAATATGAAAATGGAAAAATAAAAATGCCAGTAGATTTACAGATTATGTATCTAGGGTTTAGAAATAATGATATAGACAAAGTTATAATTGAATATTTAAGGGATATGATATAATGAATGATTATATAATTGAAAAATTAACTACACTATTAATCAAACAAGATTTAGAAGATAAGAAAAAAGGTAAAGACACGTATGTAAAAAAAACACAAATATATAAAGATTTAATTATATTTTTTAAGCAATGGGAAGTGAAAGAATAATAGAAAAACATTTACTTTTTTGCTTAAAAATGGTATAATTATATTAGGGTTAGACAAGAAGCACTATACAACTATATGAGATTATGCATATACAGTCAAAACCCTAATAATCTCGTATGGTTATATAGTGTTTTTTGTATAATCAAATAGAATTGGAGGAAATAAAAATGGAATTTAGAACGTTAAAGGCAAATGAGATAGACTGTCGAATAAACACAATTAATGAGAAAGGTTTAACTTTATTACTTTACAAAGATGCAAGAGTTGATATGAACATACTTGATGAAGTAGTCGGTCCAATGAACTGGCAAAGAGAACATAAAGAATTAAAAGGAAATATTTATTGTGGAGTATCTTTATGGGACGAAGAAAAACAACAATGGATAACAAAATGGGACTGCGGAAAAGAAAGCTTTAGTGAAAGTGAAAAAGGTGAAGCAAGTGATAGTTTTAAACGTGCTTGTGTAAATGCAACAGGAGTTGGTAGGGAACTATATACAAGTCCATTTATTTGGATAAGTAAAGAAAATTATACACCAGCTGAAAAAAATGGAAAATTAACAACATATGATACATTTAGAGTAAAACAAATCAGATATAATGAAGAAAGAGAAATTGATGGCTTAGTAATAGTAAATGCTAAAAATAATAAAGTTGTATTTGAATATGGTGGAATGATAGATGCAAATACAATACAAGATATGGAAATTCAAGAAGGACAAAAACAAAGAATAAAAGAATTAGATAAACAAATGATAAAAGATTATTTGTTAGAATTAGGAAAAACAAAAATAAGTGAATTAACATATGGTGAAGCAAACGAATTATTAAAAAAAGGAGAATAAATGCAAGAAATATGGAAAGATATACCTAATTATGAAGGGCTATACCAAATTAGTAATTTAGGAAATGTTAAATCATTTTATAAAAATAATATAAAAGGAAAAAAATTAAAATTTGGGACTACTAGAAAAGGATATTTATTTGTAATATTAAGAAAAAATAAAAAAGGTAAACTATATACAATTCATAGATTAGTAGCATTAACATTTATACCAAACCCCCACAATTATTTAGAAATAAATCATAAAGATGAAAATAAAAAAAATAATAGAGTAGATAATTTAGAATGGTGTACACATAAATATAATGCTAATTATGGAACTATGAAATATAGAGTAGCAGAAAAATTAAAAATAAAAGTAAATCAATATGATTTAGATGGTAATTATATTAAAACTTGGAATAGTTTAAAAGAAGCAAGTGAAAAATTAAATATAAAATATCAAGGAATAAGCAAGTGTTGTAGAAATTTAAGACCAACAGCATATGGTTTTAAATGGAAATATAAGGAGGAAATATAATGAAAAAAATAATTAGTTTTTGGAAAAATCAAAGTAAAAATGGAAATATATATTATAGTGGAAAATTAGGAGAATTAGATTTAATAGGTTTTGAAAACAATCAAAAAAAGAACCCAAAAGAACCAGATATAATATTTTATTTAAAAGAAGATAAACCTACAAATAAAAAAGATATTAATGAAGAAATACAAAATGATGATGTATTTGCAGAATATGGGGAACAAGTAGAAATTACAGATGATATGTTAGAATAGGTGAATTATGGATCTAGTAAATGAATTAGAAACATTAATAACAAGATTAAATAATAGTGTGAAAAAATTAATGCAATATGGAAATGAATTAGCAGAGGCAGAAAAAGATTATAAAATTACATTAAGACAAGAAGCATTAAAATTAAGGCAAGAAAAAGGAATGCCAGTAACATTAATAAGTCAAATTATATATGGTGTTCCTGAAGTTGCTGAAAAAAGATTTAAAAGAGATGTAGCAGAAACAATGAGAGATACTGCTATGGAAAATATAAATTCAATAAAATTACAAATAAGAATTTTAGAAAGCCAAATACAAAGAGAATATGGGCAAAAATAAAGGTATGTGATATTTAATGAATAAATGCCAATTTTTAAGGGTTAGAACACATAAAGGTATAAGATATCAATATTGTATAAAACTACGCAAAAAAGGGCATATAAATGAAAATATGTGCCATATGTGTGAATATAAAGAATATAAAAAAGTAAAATTAATAAAAAAAGTGTCTAAAAAAAGAATATTTGTTGAAAAGGAAACATATAGAAATGTATATGTAAGAGATGGTGGTAGATGTAGATTATGTGGATCTTATAAAAATTTACATCTCCACCATATAATTTATAGAAGTGAAAGTAAATTATTGATAAATGATGTAAAAAATTGCATTATGTTATGTAGTGAATGTCACAGATTAGTACATAGTAATAAAAATAAATATCAGCCATTATTAAAAAATATAGTAGGTGATTAAAATAAAATTAACACAAAAACAATATCAAATGTTTTTAAAAAATAGATTAGATGTTAAACAAAAAGAAAATAAATATAAAAATAAAAAAGTATATTATGATGGACATGAGTTCGATAGTGTCAAAGAGAAAAATCATTATATAGCATTAAAACAATTAGAAAAAGTTGGCATTATAGAAGATTTACAAATGCAAGTACCATTTTTATTAATTGATACAATAAGACATAATGGTAAGACATATCCTAAAACCAAGTACATAGCAGATTTTACATATAAAAGAGATGGCAAATTAATAGTAGAAGATGTTAAAAGTGAGATAACTAGAAAAGATAAAGTTTATAGATTAAAAATAAAATTATTATTAAGCAAATATCCTGAAATAGAATTTAAAGAAGTAATATAAACAATTTTATTCTTTTAATAAGACTAGAAATAGTCTTTTTCTTTTTGTACGAACAAGAATTTGCGTTCTGTTAAAGTGAAAGACATATAGATAGTATAAATATACATTTGAATTTCTTTAATTTTAAGAGTGCTTGAATTTTAAGTTTTAAATTAAAATGCATAAATTTTGAAAATAAACTTAAAAAAAAGACAAATATGCTTGATTTTTTGGTTTTTGTGTTATAAAATGTATTTAAAGATAGGAGGTAGAAGAAAATGAAATGGTATTTAATTCCAAGAGATGAACAAGAAACAATAATTAATATTGATTATTGTGAAAAAACAATAACAGTTTATACAACAAGAAAACAAACTGGTGAAAGATTAGTTAAAAAAATTGGAAAACCAGATAAAATTGATTATTTTAATGGTGTTGTATCAGGAATATTTTACAAAAGAAATTTATATGATAAAGATGTTGCAAAATTTTTCTCAAAATCATTATTAGTTGGTTGCTTTAAAAATAATTTAGAAAAAAAAGGAGAATAGATATGCAAAAAGAAAATTTTATATTATACAATTCCTTTTATGAACCAATTAAATCATTAAAAAACGAGCAACTCGGGAAATTGCTTCGTGCTATATTTAATTATACTATAAATGGTGAAATAACACAAGATAATGAAATATTAGTACCATTTATGTTTATTAAAAACCAAATAGATATAGATACGAATAAATGGGAAGAAGAAAAATTAAAGAGAAGTGAAGCTGGAAAAAAAGGTATGGCATCAAGATGGAATAACAAAAATAACAATGCTATAACAGAAGATAACAATGATAACAATGTTATAAATGTTATAACAAAAATAAGTGATAATGTAAATGAAAATGTTAATGTAAATGATAATGATAATGATAATGTATTATGTAAATGATAATGAAAGGATAATAATATAAAATATTTATATAATTATAATTTATATATTAATAATAATTAAATAATAATAATAAATACTATAATTAATGTTTATAATATAATATTATTAAATACTATAATTTATGATATTAAATAATAAATAATAAATATTAAATACTATAATTAATAATACTACTATTATTTTATGTATATATTATAATTTATGGTACTACTAATATTATTACTATTATTTTATTTCTTTAACTATAATATTATTATTACTATAATTTATATATATTATTAATATTAAGAAAATATATAAAAGAAAAAAAGAAAAGAATATTTTATATTAACATATGTGATTTTATGAATGATATAACAGAAACTGAATTTGATTTTTTATCCTTAATTACTAATTATCCATATTTGATTGAAAATACAATAGTAAAAAAAGAATATTTAAGTGATAAAGCATCTATTATGTTTAATATTTTACAAACTGAATATAATATTAATAAATGTTTTGTTATAGATAGATTAACTCAAAATTATAAAAATTTTGTTGTAAAAGATTATGCTAATTTATATTCTAATTGTGCTTACAATTCTTCAAGAGATACTATGTTTAAAGAATTTGAAAAGGTTATTGTTGAAAATTATAAAAGAAAACAATATCAATTACTTGCTAAAAGTTTTGACGGAGATTGTGAACATTTATACAATGAACTTACTAAAATTAACGAAATTAATTGTAATGAAAACGATTATATAAAAGCAGAAGATATTTATAAAACTTTATCTAATAAAAAGAAACAAGTTAAATTTAATTATGCCCAGTTAGATTATTCTTTAAATTTATCTCAAAATGATTTGCTTATTATTGCAGGTTCAACAGGTGGTTTTAAAACAGCTTTTGCTTTAAATTTACTTTATCAATTAAGTGAAGAATATCAATGTGTTTATTTTAATATGGAAATGAGCAAAAGCATTATTTATAAAAGATTATTAGCAATAGCTACTGGTATTGAAATTAATAAATTGAATGATATTAATTCATTGCCTAATCAAGAAAAAGAGTTATTAAATCAAACTATGAAAAAATTAGAAAGTAATAAAATTATTTTAATTAACAAATCTAATGATATTAAAAGTATTAAAAGAGAAATATCAAGTATTAAAAGTAAAAGACACATAATTGCTTTTATAGATCATATTGGTTTAGTAAAAAGTTCTGGTAATAGTTTGTACGAGAAAATGACAAATGTAGCAAAAGAACTACGAACTATATCTTTAAATTATGATTGTACTTTGATAGGTTTATGTCAATTATCAAGAGAAAGTCAAAAAAATAATGTAGAACCTAAACTACAAGATTTAAGAGATAGTGGCGAAATAGAACAAAGTGCTAGAAAAGTTATTATGTTACATAATATTTCTAAAAATCAACAAGACAGAATACAAAATATAAATGTCATTATTGCTAAAAATGATGACGGAAATAAAACTACTAAAAATTTTATAGTAGATAAGTATATACAAAAATTTACCGAAGAATGGAAATGAGGTGTTTAAATGCAAAATAGATATGCACTTGAATATAGTGTACAACAAAAAGCATGGCATATTGATAAATTGGATACTGTATTATCTAAAAACTTAAATATGATAAAAGGTGAAATTAGTAACGACTATAAAATTATATTTATTGGTGATTATGAAACTTGTCGTGTATTAGCTGATAATTTTTTTGAAGTATATGAAAAAACAGAATAGGAGTTAAATATGAGTAAATATAAATTTATTTTAAAAGGTGAAGATATGGTATTTAAAACAAAAATAAAAGGTGATTTAGATTTAATTATATCTTCAATAATGCAATATGTATGTGAAACAATGATTTACAATGACATGACTAAAAAAGAATTTTTAGAAAAATGTAAATTATCTTATGAAACAATTATGAAAGAAATAAATGAGGTGTAATATGATAGAATTTTTTATAGGTTTAACAATAGGACTATTTTTTGGAGCAATATTATTTGCAATTATAGTATTTGGAAATGATGATAAATAATTTATGGAACAAACAATTTTTGATATATTATATGAAAAATATACAATAAATAAACCTATTAGATTAATAGAAATGTTTAGTGGTTATGGAAGCCAAGCATTAGCTTTAAAATATTTAGGAGTACCATTTGAACATTGGAAAATATGTGAGTGGGCAGTTAAAAGTATTCAAGCATATAAAGATATACATTTTACTGATGTTGATATAAATTATAGTAGTGGGTTTTATAAACAAAAATTACAAGAAATGCTATTAGAATTAGGAATAAGTAGTAATTATAATGAACCAATGACTAAAGAACAAATAAATAGATTAAGTGAAGAACAATTAAGAACTATTTGGAATAATATTGTTACAACACATAATCTAGTAAATATACAACAAGTAAAAGGCAAAGATTTAGAAATAGTAGATACTGATAAATATGATTATATTTTAACTTATTCATTTCCTTGTCAAGATTTAAGTTTAGCTGGTAAAGGTAAAGGAATGAGTGATACATCTACTCGTTCTGGTATGCTATGGGAAGTTGAAAGAATATTAACTGAATGCCACAAACTAGGAACAATGCCACAAGTATTACTAATGGAAAATGTTCCCCAAGTTCATAGTCAAGACAATATGCCAGACTTTCATAAATGGCAAGTAAGACTTGAAGAGTTAGGCTACCATTCGTACTGGCAAGACCTTATAGCCACCGACTATGGAATACCACAAACTAGAAATAGATGTTTTATGGTATCTATATTAGGAAATTATTCTTATACATTTCCTAAATCAATACCACTTAAATTAAAACTAAAAGATATGTTAGAAGATAATGTAGATGAAAAATATTATTTAAGTGATAATCAAAATTTATCTTTACAGCAGACATTAGAAAAAAATAAATTAAATAATACTTGCTATATAGATACTTACAATAAAAGAATAGATGAAGAAAAAAGTGGAACAATAACAACAGGAGTAAGTTTTAGAAATAATACATTTTTGGCTATTAAAAATGCTACTAAACAAGGATATTTAGAAGCAACTGATGGTGATGGGGTAGATTTAACACAACCTAATAGTAAAACTCGTAGAGGTAGAGTGCAAAAACAAGCTATACAAACATTAACAACACAAAATAATTTAGGTGTAGTTGTAAACATGAAAAATGAATTATGCAATAATCTTATTAAAAATGGGAAAATTAAAGAAAATGATGTAATAAGACATAGTTATACTACATCAAGAAATGAAAATTGGAATAAAAGAAATATAGAACAAAACAATTTATCACCAACATTAGATACAAGATGTGATTGCTTAGGAGTATGTGTAGGAACATATCAATATGCTAAAAGTGATAAATTTATGAATGGTAAAGATAGATTGCAATTAGGTAAAGAAACATCTGATACATTGCAAACAACACAAAAAGAAGCAATAGTAAATAGTGATCTAAGAATAAGAAAATTAACACCAAAAGAATGTGGAAGATTAATGAATGTAAAAAATGAAGATATAGATAAAATGTTAAAAAATCAAAGTGATGCTTCTGCATATCATTTATTTGGTGATAGTATCTGCACAAATTGTCTTATGGCTATATTTGGTGAATTATGTAATATTGACTGGAAACAAAAATTATATGAAATGTTAGGTATATAATGATATTTTACATAAATAAAATTTATATGTTATAATGTATTTAATAAAAGAGGTGAATACATGATAAAATATAGATTATACAGTACATATGGAACTATACACACAGTAAAAAGAGTAGATACAATAGAAGAAGTGATAAAAGAAATAGAAAAAATAATTTATAAAGAAGATGCACATTATTTAGTTGTAAAAGAAGATTATGAAAATAACACAGATATACCATATGCAACAATATTTAGTATTGAAGAATTTAATGACTTTAAAGAAAATTATTTTGAGGATACAAAAGGATATGGAAAAAGTAGATAAAATTCCAACATATGAATTATTAAAAGAAGTTAGTTTATTAGACCAAGAAATAAATTTAAAAATATTAAAATATAATCTTTTAGTAGAGGAATTATTAAAAAGATACCCAGATTTATCAAAAGACATTAAAAAGAAATAAATATTGACATAAAACAAAAAAAGAATTATAATTAAATTGGTAGTAAAAAATAAGTTAAAATTTTTTTAAAGCCACTCCAATTTTAGGTTGCTTTTATAGGCGACCTAGATGGATAGAACAAACGGAAAGAGAAACCGATTAAACTATTAGTCTATTCATCTAGGGTGCTCATAAGAACACCAAACAGACAATCTTTTTATAGATAGCATATAGAGTAGATATTTTGTAATTCCACCTTATTAGGAGAAAGATTATAAAAGTGATTTTATAATGTATAATGTTGCTTTATATCTATTCTATCTGGTGTTTATAAGAACACCACTCGTAGCATAGCACAGACTATTTAATAGTTTGTGTACCAAGTGTCATACATACTTTTATAAATTTATCTATTTTTTATTGAGATATATTCTTTTGTTTTATTGTAAGAGTTATTATTCTAAAAATAAATACTTTCATCTAATGGCATTTGGTACAGAGATTATTAAAAAGAGGTTAAAATGGAAATAGAAAAAGATATTACATTTAAACAATTAGTAAATAGATTAGAAGAATTAAGACATGAATACGATAGGTTTTTGTGTCTTTTTTTTGACATTAAAGATAGAATAAAATATAGAAAAGAAACAAGAGATTTATTTTATAGTTTAAATATAGAATATTGGCAAAAAGAAAGAATATGGGACTATATGAATTATTATGAGGAAATAGATGTATTAAAAAATATAGCTAGTAAATATAAGTGATATTTTACAAAAAAACAATAAAATGATATAATTAATTAGGTGATATTATATACCAACAAAAAATAAAAGTAGATACAAATATAATAAAAATAAAAAATATATAAATCACGTAATAATATAATAAAACAAGGTTAAGCAATTGCTATATCTAAAAAAAGAAAAGGAAATGATAGTATGCAAGAAAATAATTATATAGGTAATACTAATGCTTTAAAATATAAAACACAAGAACAATTACAAAAAGGTATTGATGCTTATTTTAATATGTGTGATGAAAAAGAAAAACCTTATACTATGAGTGGCCTTGCATTATCATTAGGCATAGATAGAAGAACATTAATTAATTATGGAGAAAGAGATTTGTTTTTCACACAAATAAAAAATGCGAAAGCAAAAGTTGAAACAATGCTTGAAGAAAACCTCTATAGATTAGGCAATAATTCTGGTATAATTTTCAATCTAAAAAATAATTATGGTTGGACAGATAAAATAGAATATAACAATGAAGCAGAACTTTCTAAACTTGATAAAATATTAGAGGAACAAAAAAATGCCTATATGGACAATTAAACAAAAACAATATGGGTTAAATGCTAACCATAGATGGAATGTTAAAATAGGTGCAGTACGTAGTGGGAAAACATTTCAAGATAAAGAAGATATAATACCAAGAAGAATAAGAGAAAGAATTGGAAAAGATGGGTTAGTTGTTATAGTGGGTGTAACTAATTCTACTATTGAAAGAAATATATTAAGACCAATGAGAGATAAATTTGGCAGTAGTTTAGTAGGAACTATAAACAATGAAAATAAAGTAAAATTATTTGGTGAAGAATGCTATGCATTGGGTGCGGAAAAAATAAATCAAGTATCAAAAATACAAGGTGCTAGTATTAAATATCTTTATGGTGATGAAGTTGTTAAGTGGGCGAAAGAAGTATTTGATATGTTAAAATCAAGACTAGACCAAGAATATTCAATAGCAGATTTAACTGGTAACCCAGAACAAAGTACACATTGGTTTAAAGAATTTTTGGAAAGCAATGCGGATATATATTGCCAAGAATATACTATATTTGACAATACTTTTTTACCAAAAATATTTGTAGATAATTTGTGTAAAGAATATGAAGGCACAGTGTTATACAATAGATATATACTTGGACAATGGTGTAATGCAGAAGGTCTTATTTATACAAGATTTGCGAATGAACCACAAAAATATATTTATACAAAAAGAAAAGAAAATGGTGAATATGATTTACCTAGTGGAATTACTATTATAGGCATTGACTATGGTGGCACTAAATCAGGACAAGCATTTGTTTGCACTAGAATTAGTAACGATTATAAACAAGTGATTGTTTTAGGAAGTGAAAAACATTATGGAGATATAGACCCTGATGATTTAGAAAAATTAGAAATAGAATTTGCTAAAAGAATGATGTATAAATATAATTGTGATATAGATTATATGCTACCAGATAATGAGGAAGTGGTGTTAATTAGGGGTTTAAAAAGAAGAGTACAAGAAGAAAATTGGAACACAATAGTACGTGGTTGTACAAAAGAACCTATAAATGACAGAATAGATTGTGGTAGAACAATGATAGCTTATAATATATTGTCATATATAGAAGATGATAATAAAACATTTGTTGAGGCATTAAGTAGTGCATTATGGGACAATAATGCAAAAGAAGACAAAAGATTAGACGATTTTACAACTGACATAGATACAATAGATGCATGGGAATATTCTTGGTGTAGGTTTATTAAACAAATAAGTGATATGATAAATCGCAAAAGAACAGAAGATTAGAAAGGAAATGATATATGTTAAATAGAATATGGACATGGATATTAAACAAAATTTTTAAAATATCAACAGAAACAAAACCAAAAGAAGTAGAAGATAATACAAAATATGCAGTATTATATGAAAAAATAGATAATATAAATTATACAAGTATATTTGCAAACAAACTAGCAAACTATACAATTAGTGATAGTAATATAAATATTGATGGTGACACATCTAGAAGTGAATTATTAAGCAAAATAGGAACATCAATGTGGAAGAAAGGTAAAAAGATTACATCAATGGCATTTGGTTATGGTGGTGTATTCTTAATACCTTATGTAAAAGGGAAAAAATTATTTTATAATATAGTACCTCAAAATAGAGTTACAATTGATAGTACAGAGGGTGATTTAATCACTGGTATTACTGTATTAGCAGAAAGAAAAGAAATTACAAAAGGAATAGGACAAACAAAAACATATATTAGATGGACTAATTATAGATTACAAAATGGTAATTGTATAATTGAACAAAGATTTAGTGATGAAACAGGTGCAGAATTAAAAACAGTACCAGATTTTTGGAAAAATATTATGTTAAAACAAACTATTAGTAATGTTGATAGAGTATTAGCAGGATATATAAAATCACCAATTAATAATCGTAAAACAAATGATAAGTATGGTGTACCAATTACATATGGTTGTGATGCGACTATTTTAGAAATAAAAACAACATTAAAACAAATAATTCGTGAATATGAATTAAAAGAATGTTTTGTAGGTGCTGATATAACAATGTTTAATGGACAAAATGCATTATCACCAAATGGTATATATAGAAAAATAGATAGTGGAAGAGATGACTTTTTTGAAGTTTTTGACCCTAAATTTAGAGATTATACAACAAGATTACAAGAATTATATAAGAGATTAGAACATGAAGTAGGAACATCTTATGGAATATTAAGTGAAGTAAATACACAAAATGCAACAGCAACAGAAGTTAAAAGAGCAAACTATGATACATTTACTTTATGTGATGATATGAGAACTAATATTGAAAAAGGTATGGAAGATTTTTTCTATTCTTGCAATGTATTAGCAAATGCATATGAATTAACATTACAAGGTGAATATGAATTAAGTTTTGAATGGTCTTATGGTTTAATTGAAGATAATCAAACAGAATGGTCTCAATTAACTTGGGCAAACAATAAAGGAATTGTTAGTGATGTTGAAGTAAGACAATGGTTAAAACCAGATGAAACAATAGAAGAAAGTCAAAAAGCAATAGAAAAAATAAAAGAACAACAACCAAGTATAGAAGATATGTTAGGTACAAAAGAATAGGGTGATAACCTATGATAAATGAAACACAAATAGATTTATTAATTGAAAAGAGTAGTCATTAGACTATTTTTTTATTTTATGATATAATATAAATGTACAGGGAATACCGCAATTATTCCCTAGTACAACACTTATTGCGGAGGTGTATATTATGGATAGAAAAGAATATAAAAAACAATGGTATCAAAAAAATAAAGAAAAAGTAAAACATAGAACAAAAAAATATTGTGAAGAACATAAAGAAGAAATAAAAGAAAAAAGAAAAAATTATTTTAAAGAATATAATAAAAAGTATAGGCAGGAACATAAAGAAGAAATTAAAAAGTATAATCAAGAAAATAAAAATAAATTTAAACATTACAAAATTAAATACAGAAAAAATCATAAAGAATTAATACAAGAATATGATACCAAATATAAAAGAAAAAGAAAAAAAGAAGATAAATTGTTTAATATGAGCAATCAAATAAGAAATTTAATAAGAATATCATTTAAAAGAAAAAGTTATACAAAAGCAAATAAGACAGAAGAAATATTGTGTTGCAAAATGAATTATTTTATAGAATATCTTATTAAAACTTATGAAAATAATTATAATGAAAAATGGGATTGGGATTATTTAAAAAATGTTCATATAGACCATATTATTCCAATATCTATTGCTAAAAATGAAGAAGAAATAATAAAGTTAAATCATTATACTAATCTACAACTGCTTAAAAAAGAAGATAATATGCAAAAAAGTGATAAATTAGATTGGAGTTTAAATAATGTTAAGTGAAGAAACAATTAATATTTTAACTGAAAGATTAGTTAGTAGATTTGATAAATTAAATACTGAAATATTAAAAAAAATAGGTAGCAACATAAAAAAAATCAGTAAATTAACTTCATCAGATGCACATAGACTTGAGCAAATTTTGAAATATGGGGGAGATTATGAAAAAATAGCACAAGAATTATCTAAAATAACTAATTTAAGTGTAAAAGATATAAAAGAAATATTTGAATTAACGAGTAAACAAGATTTGAATTTTGCTAAACAATTCTATGATTATAGAGACGTTAGTTTTATTCCATATGAACAAAATATGGCATTAAAAAGGCAAGTTGAAAGTTTTTCAAGAATATCAATAAACGAATTTTTAACAAATACAACTATGTTAGGTTATGGATTATATAATAACAATGGAGAAATTGTTTATAAAGGCATAAGAGAAACATATAATCAATTAATAGATGAAGCAATTATATCAATTTCACAAGGTAAAGAAACATTTCAAGAAAGTATGAGTAGACAACTTAAAGTTTTAGGTGGTGGAGGATTAAGAGTTATTTATCCAACTACATATGTTGATAAAAATGGTGTAACCAAACATTATTCAAGAAGATTAGATAGTGTTTTATCAATGAATTTGCAAGAAGGATTAAGAAAATTGCATAATGCTAATCAAGAATTATTTGGAGAAGATTTTGGATATAATGGTGTTGAAGTAACGCATCACCAAAATGCAGCACCAGACCATATTGATACAATAGATGGTAAACAATTTGCTTTAATTGATAGAATACAACAACAAATTAATAATGGAATAGAAACTGAAATAAAACAAGATGATATAAGAGGAAATCAAGTAAGAGTTAAAGGAAAAATATATGATGATTTTAATGCAATTAATAATTCACTTGATAGGCAAATATCAACATTGAATTGTAGACATAGAATATTTTCAATAATAGTTGGTGTTAGTAAACCAGAATACACACAAAAAGAATTAGATGAAGATAAAAAGAAAAATAGAGATGGTTTTGAATTATATGATAAAAGGTCAGGAAAAAATAAAAAATATACAATGTATTCTGGTAGCCAACTTCAACGCAATTTAGAGAGAAAAATACGTGAACAGAAAGACATACATATTTTGGCAAAAGAGAGTGATAATACAAATTTACTTTTAGAAACACAGAGTAATATTACGCATCTTATTGCTCAATATAAAGAATTGTGCGATGTTAGTGGTTTACCTTATAAAAAAGATAGATTACGCGTTGCATCATACAAAAGAATAAATGTAAATAATTTGAAAAAATAAGCAAAGTATGATATAATTATATATAGAGGGAAGTACCCGAATTGCTTCCCTCAACACTTATTCGGGAGGTGTTATATATGATAGAAGAAGTGTGGAAAGATATTCCTAATTTTGAGGGAAGATATATGGTGTCTAATTTAGGCAGAGTAAAAAGTATGAAATATAGGCATCATAATAAGGAACAAATACTAAAACAAGAAAATAATCATAATTATAAAAGAGTATGTTTGTTTACGAAAGATGGTAAAAGACATCATTTTAGAGTGCATAGATTAGTAGCAGCGGCATTTTTACCTAATACTAATAATTATAATGAAATAAATCATAAAGATGAAAACCCTGGTAATAATTGTGTAGATAATTTAGAATGGTGTGAACATACATATAATATAAATTATGGAACTAGAACACAAAAAGCAAGATTACATAGAATAAAGTCAATTAACCAATATGATAAAAACAATAATTTTATTAAAAAATATAATTCAATAACTGAAATTGAAAAAGAATTTAATTTTAATAGAAGTAATATAATTGCTTGTGCAAAAGGAAGAATATCTATTGCTTATGGTTATAAATGGAAATATGCAGATGAGTAAATCTCATCTTTTATTATGCTATTTTACAAATTAAAATAAGTATTGTATAATTATATTAGGGGTGTAACATATGAGTGAAGAACCAAAATTTCAAATAGAAGTATTAACACGATTAACAAAAATAGAAACAATGCTTGAAAATTTTAAAGGAATAGAAGAAAAAGCAGACAAAGCATATAATTTATCTAAAAGTAATGAAAAAAGATTAGATAAAATAGAAGATAACAATAAGTGGTTGTTTAGAACAACAATTGGAGCTATTATTACAGGTTGTATTGGCATTGTATTAGCATTTATTAAATAAAATAGGATCATAGTCCTTTTTTTTTTGACTTTTTATAAAATATGTGTATAATATGCAAGTAAATTGGAGGTGCTATGTGTGAAAGTGATGGAGAAGAATTTATGCTTCATTGAAAATGAGTATATATTTAACTTCGTGATGACTACAATGTATTTGAATGAAGCAAAAAAAGAAAAGGATATACTTACTTTATGGCGAAAAGGGTATAATAACTGTGATATTGCCAAACAAGTAGGGTATACCGAAGGGACAATAAGAAATAGAAAAAAAGAATTAGAACAAAGATGCAACAACTTGCTTAAAACACAGTTCTAATTTTTTTTATATACTTTTTACGAATAATTACGAATAATTACGATATTTACGAATTTTTGCACACTTATTGCACCAATTAATAAAAAAAATAGTGTAATATAACGCAATGAGAGGTGAAGTATGATAGAAAAATTAAGAATAAAAGCAATATATGATGATTTTATGAAGAACGTATCACTCACAGAAGAACAAATAAAAATAATAAATATGCTAATAAATAAAGACACAATTATAAAAATAAGTATTGAAATAGGAATGAGTGAAAGAACAGTAAAATATGAAATAAAAAAAATAAAAGAACTTTTTACTAAATATTATGAAATACAATTATATAAAACAATGATGCTTATATAGTTGTTTTTTTATTGCATTTTTAAAATGAAAAATAAAATTATAATTAAATTAGAAAGGAGATATACCACTTATTAGATTTGTTTAAAACACATTTTGAAAAGTATTAAGGTATATCTTCTTTTATTTTTAAAGGAGAAGATTATGTTTAATAACCCATATATGACTGCTTATAGTCCACAAGCAAGTATTGATAAGATTAATGAACAAATAAACAATTTAGAGAAAATGAGAAACCAAATACAACAACCAATACAACCAACTAACTTAACTCAAAATTTTCAATTAGCACCAACTAATAGAGATATGATGAGATATGCAAGTTCTATTGAAGAAGTACAAAGAGATATGGTAATAGGTGACACTCCATTTTTTAGTAAAGATATGAGTGTAGTATGGATAAAAAATCAAAAAGGAAATATTAAAACATATGAATTGAATGAAATAGTACCAAAAGATGAAAAAGATTTACAAATAGAATATTTACAGGAACAAATTAAAGAGTTGAAAGGAATGTTTAAAAATGAACAAAGTATTAGAGATGATGATGCAACAGAAAATGCAACAGATACCACAAGGAATGATGAAACAGATGGAACAACAATTGAAACGAATAAACCCACAAGCATTCAAAGAGTATCAACAAGCAAAAAAAGATAATATAAACCCAAATGAATATCTTAATAGTACTATAAATGGTTTTACACCAGAAAAAAAACAACAATGGAATACAATAATGCAACAATTCAAATAAACCTAATTTATAGGTTTATTTAGGAATATATGCTAGTTATGTATTCCTAGATAAGTCTATAAACTAGCAATAGAACTTATAGAAAGGAGAATGTTATGAACGGAACACAAGGAATTCAACCAGTAGTAGAACTTGCTACTAACAATGGTGCATATCCATATCCAGTTTATTATGGTAATAATGGTTCGAATAGTGGCTTCTTTGGTGGAGATGGCATCTGGGCATTAGTACTTTTAGCACTATTATTTAATAATGGTGGTTGGGGAAATGGCTTTGGTGGTAATGGAAATAATGACTTTGCTTGGCTATCAAATGGTCAAAAAGACATTATGAATAATACTAACAATGGTTTTGATACATTACATTTAAGTAATCAAGTTGAAGGCATTAGAGATGATGTAAATGACATTCAAAATGCTATTTGCAATTCAACTGCAAGTGTTACATCAGCAATAAATAATGGTTTTTACAATAGTGAAATTGCAGCTGCTAATAGACAAATGGCAAATATGAATACTGCATTTGATTTAAGTCGTCAATTTGCTGATTGCTGCTGTGAAAATCGTTTGGGAATTGCTAACTTAAATTCAACTATATTAAGTGAAAATTGTGCAGATAGAGCAGCACTTGCTGATGGTTTAAAAGATGTATTAATCAATCAAACTGCAAATACTCAAAGAATTTTAGACCAATTATGTAATGATAAAATTGATGCTAAAAACGAAAAAATTGCAGACCTTGAAAGACAATTATCAATGAAAGATTTACAAGCAAGTCAAGTTGCACAAAACGCATTTATAGCACAAGGTTTTGCTAACGAAGTAGACCAATTATACAACAGATTAGCAAACTGTCCAGTACCAAGTACACCAGTATATGGTAGAACACCTATATTCACTTGTCCAAACAACAATGGTTGTGGCTGCAATGGATATAACCAATTTATTTAATAGCATAAGTCTATAAGACAACCTGATTACAGGAATTTGCTAGTTTATAGAGAATAAGCTAGTCTTATTCTCTTTTTTATTAAGAAAGGAGATTTAATTATGATACAAACAATTATAAATGAACCAGAGGTATTAACAAGTAATACAAGCTCAATTGTATTTGATACAACTGATATAAGAACAAGATGTGCATTTTGTTGCAATGGTGGTTGGTTAGATTATCAAAATGGCAACCCTATATTTAAGTTATTTGGGAATGGATATACAGGATATTATAATGTAAATTTTAGTGCATCTGTAAGTAGTGCAACTGCTGGTGTGGTGGCAATAGGTTTATATGAAGATGGAATATTAATACCAGATACAGTAAGAGCAGTAACAATAGATGCTGCTGATGATTATGAAACAATATCATTTAATAAAAAAATAAAAGTATGTCCACGTGGAACAACTAATATAACAGTTGCTAGTGTACCAAGTGTACCAACACCAACTGATGTAACAACACCAATTACTACTGAAACACCAATTATTACAAATTCTACATTCAATATTGCTAGAACAAATAATTAATGAATAGAGTAGATAATTTAGCATTAATATTACAAGCATTAAGTCTACAAATATTATTTCAAGACTGCAACAATACAGATTTAATGCAAGAATTACAAAGGCAAGATAGTGAATATTTAGAAAAAATCATTGAAAATCAAAATGAAATATTAACCCTTTTAAGAAAGGAGGAATAATAATGAACGAAAAGTTAGAAAAGAAAACTGAAGAAAGTATAAATAAGATACTAGATGAAGGTATTACTACTAACAATTTAGACCATTTATATAAACTAACTAAAATAAATCATATAGCAAAGGAAGGAGAGAATACAATGAGATATAACGAATATAATGAATATCGTGATTATAATGGACGTGGACCAGGACATGGAAGTTACGGAGAATATAATCGTGGATATGGTGAATATAACAATGGATATAACGCCAGAGGTAGAGATAGTAAGTATAGAGGCTATGGACATTTAGATAGAATGTATAATGAATATGGCAATTATAGTTATGGTAGAGAAAGATACGGAGCAAATGAAGACACAAAAAGAAGTTTAGAATATATGCTAAGAAGTATGGAAGATTTTGCTCGTATGCTTAAAGAAGAAGCTAATTCTCAAGAGGAAGTCCAAATGATTAGAGAAACAGCTCAAAGAATAGCACAAATGTAATATGAGATATTATTTTTATAATGCGAACCCAAAAGGTTTATTTACAGAAGATTGCACTTGTAGAGCCATCAGCGTAGCCGAAGGAATTAGTTGGGAAAAATGTCACGAAAAGTTAAGCAATTTATCAAGAGAATACGGAACACTTTTAAATAATGTAAATTTTGTAGAAGATTATTTAGATAAAAGATATCCAAAAATTTGTTTTGATAATATGACAGTAGGTGAATTTTCAAAGATAGCTCCTAAAGGGCATTTTGTTGCTACAATGAATGGGCATATAACTGCTATTATTGACAATGTAATTGTTGACACATTTGACTGTTCAAATAGAATAATGAAATGTTGTTGGCAAATTATGTAAAATATGTTATAAAAGGACACAATTTTGTGTCTTTTTATTTTTATGTTATAATTGTATTAGGTGATAAAATGATAATTGCTGTTGATAAAAACTCATATCAAGTTGCAAAAAATGATGGCAACAAATATATTTATTTATATGAAGATGAGCCACTAGAACAATTAATGAAAACAAAATTACATTGTATGGAATATAATGAATGTGATTTTGCTGATATAAATACAACAGATTATAATATTGACTGCATTAAAAAATGTAAAATAACAGATAAAGATTGGAATAAACTACCAGATTATGTTGAATATAAGATAGGTATTATAGTACCAAACTATAACTATGAGCATACAATAGAAAAATGTTTAGAAAGTATATTTAATCAAACATATACAAATTATGAAATAATATTAGTAGATGATTGTTCTACTGACAGTAGTGTTGAAAAAGCAAAAAAAATATATAGTGATTTATTATTATCTGATGGTGAGTTTGGCACATTAAAAATAGTTGAATTAAAACAAAAAAGACTAAATGGTGGTGCTAGAAATGAGGGGTATCTACATTTAAGTGATGATGTTGATTATGTTTATTATGTAGATAGTGATGACTGGTTATATGATGAAGATGCTTTATTAAATATAAATAGAAAATTACAAAGTAAACCAGATGTTTTATTTGTTGAAATAATGGAATATAAAAATGGAAAAACAAAAGTGAGCGATATTCCTGAATATAAAGACAAATATGAGGCAATGTGTGGTTGGAGTGGCAGTTGTGGTAAGGTAATAAAAAAGAGCCTAGCAACACGACAAGAATGCTTATATAATGAGGGTACATTAAAAGAAGATAAAAACCAACATTGTAAAATATGCTTTTATATGAATAGTTTTCAATTATTAAAAAAGCCAATATATGTATGGAACAAAGATAATTACAAGTCAGTAACGACAGTAAGAACAATAAACCCTTTATGGGAAACAAGTACAATAAGACATTATGCAGACACATTACAATTATATTTAACAATAAAAGGAAAAGATGAAAGAATTGATAAGATATTAAAAAATAGAATAGAATTAACAAGAAAGGAGATATTAGATGGAAAGGATAGACAATGGTAAGCTATTAAGTATTACAATACCATATTATAAAACTTATGAATTGACAACAAAACTATTAGATAAATTAATACCACAATTAACTGATGAAGTTGAAGTATTTTTAACAGATGATGGTTGCAACGAAAAAAGATTAGATGTATATAAAGGAAAAATAAATATAAAACATTGTAAAACAAACAAAGGTGGTGCATTTGCATCAAATGAGGGAATAAGAAAATCAAAAGGTAAATATATTGCATTAATAGATAGTGATGATTTAATTAGTGATGATTATGTTGAAACATTATTAAAAGCAATAAATGAACATACAGAAGATGTAATTATATTTGATTGGCAAGATATGAATACTGGTGCAGTAGTGCATCACCCAAGTAATTATGCACCTTGGAAAGCAATATATAAAAAAGAAATAATGCCTTTATTTAAAGAGGGGTGGATATATAGTTATGATGTACCTTTTCAAGAAGATTTAGCAAATAAAAAGCCAAGTGTTACATATTTAGATAAAGTATTGTATTATTATAATTCAAATAGAGATGGTAGTTTAACATTAGAAAAGAAAGCAATTATAGAGGGAAGAAAAAGTGAATAGTCCAATAGATATAGTTTTGCCATTTTATAATGATAGTGATGAAAAATGGCATAATGTAATGCATGAATATATGGTAAAAGAAAACACAAATGATAGACAAGTTATTGGAGAAGAAAGATATAGAGACTGGGAAAATGCTAAATATTGGTTTAGATGTATTGATGAAAATTGTAAATGGGTAAATAAAGTTTTTGTATTAGTAGCAAGTGAAAGTCAAATACCAAAATGGCTAGATAAAAATAATTCAAAATTAAGAATAGTATTACACGAAGAATTTATACCAAAAGAATTACTACCTACTTTTAATACAATGACAATAGAATTATTTATAAGTAGAATAGAAGATTTATCAGATAATTATGTATATTGTAATGATGATTATTTCTTTTTAAACCCAACAACAGAAACAATGTTTTTTGTAGATGATAAACCAGTATATAGAAGTAATGAAAGCAAATTAGAAAAATTTGATGATGGTTATTTGAATAGTAGTGATGGAACATTTTATAGTTGTTTAAATAATGGTATTGAATTTCAATTAAAAACACTAGGAAATAAAGCAAAATGGTATTCACTAGACCATATACCAGTTGCACATAAAAAAAACTTTGAGAATAGTGTTTTAAGAGAAAATTATGATATGTTTGTAAAAGCAAATTCATATAGCAGATTTAGAAACAAAAATAATTATTCAAATCATGTATTTGTATGTTTATATAGAGATTTAAACCCATATTATAAATTTGATTATATAAATAGTTATTATGTAACAATAAAAAAAGATATAAATTTTAATGAACACGCAAATTGTAAAATGGTATGTTTTAATGATACAGAACAATTAAGCAGTGAAGATTTTGAAGAAGTTAAAAATAGAATGTTAGAGTTTTTTAAAAACAAATTCCCTAAAAAATCATCATTTGAGAGGTGATTAAATGGTTAAATGCCAAGTAATAAAAGATTTTACATTATCAAGATTTAATGAAATAATAGAACTAGAAAGAAAATCAATAGAACAATATGGCAAATTATTTATTGGTGATAGATTTAAGTGCAACAAAGAAATGGCAGAGTATTTATTAGGCAATAATGAAAAAGGAAGTATTGTTATTAAAATAATAGAAGTAATACCAGGAGGTAAATAATATGTTTGACAATGTTTATTCACAAAAAATAAATTTTCTAGTATATTAAATAAATAGTGCGAATAAGCACTTTTTTTATACCATTTTGACAAAAAAAGCAAACATATGTTATAATGAGTATAGAGGTAAAACTCATATCAATTCACACTTGGACGAGACCAAGAAAAAAAGCGAAGGGAGAGATAATAATGCGTGAATTTTTGAAAGGACTTGATTTAGATAGTGAACTTATTGATACTATTATGGCTGAACATGGCAAATTAGTAACAAAAGATAAAGAGGAGTTGCAAACCTTGAAATCTCAAATTAAGGAATTAAAAGAAAATTCAAAAAATGCAGATGAACTTCAAACAAAGTATGATGAACTTGTTAAAAAAGTTGAAGAAGAAACTGCAACAAAAAAAGCCAAAGAAGAAGATGATATTTTAACAAATAACATTAATGAAGTATTTGGCGATAAAAAGTTCGTAAATGAATTTACAAAAAATGCAATTATGAACGAAATTAAAACAGCATTGAAAGATGCAAATAATATGGGTAAATCTGCAAAAGATTTATTCGAAGAAATAACTAATGGAAAAGATGGTATTTTTGAAAACCCAAATCAAATTCAAGATATGCCAAGTATAGATGAAAATTTTGAAAGTGCTGTATCAAAAGATGACTTTGATAAAATGAGTTATAAAGAAAGATTAGATTTAAAAAATACTAACCCAGAGTTATTTAACAAATACAATAATATGTAAAAAAGAAAGGAAGAATTTATTATGGCAATGACTAAAATGGCACAAATGATTGATCCAGAAGTTATGGCTCCAATGATTGGTGCAAAAATTGAAAAATCAATAGTTGCAACACCATTTGCAAAAATTGATACAACATTAGTAGGAGAAGCAGGAGATACTATTACAGTACCAAAATATCAATACATTGGTGATGCTGATGATTTAGCAGAAGGAGTAAATGCTGATAAAACTCAATTAACAACTGCAAAAGCATCATACAAAGTAAAGAAAGCTGTTAAACAAGTAGAATTAACAGATGAAGCTGTATTATCAGGATATGGTAACCCAGTAGGAGAAACAAACTCACAATTAGCAAAATCTATTGCATCAAAAGTAGATAATGATGTTATGGATGCACTAAAAGGAGCTCAATTAGGATACACAGGAGCAGCAACAGGTATTTCATATGATGAAATCGTAAATGCAATTGATGTATTAAATGAAGAAGAAAATGTTGAAAAGGTAATGTTTATTCACCCAAAACAAGTATCTGAATTAAGAAAAGATGCTAACTTTATTTCAAATGACAAATATCCAAACAATGTTATTATGAAAGGTGAAATTGGTATGATTGCAAACTGCCGTATTGTACCAAGTAAAAAAGCAGTAAATGATGAAAAAACATTATTCTTAAACCCAATTGTTGAATTAAAACCAGAAAGTCAAACTGGAGATGAAATTGCAGCAGTTACAATTTTCTTAAAGAGAGATACAAATGTTGAAACTCAAAGAGAATTAAATAACTATACAACATTAATTGGTGCTGACAAACATTATGTAGCAGCATTAACTGATGAAAGTAAAGTTGTTGTTGCTAAATTTGATGCAACTGGCGTAAGTTTATAATATAAAGGAGGCATATTATGACATTTGAAGGACAATACCTAACATATGCAGAATATCAAGCACTAGGTGGTTCTGCAATTGGCAATATGCCTTTTAATCTATTAGAATTTGAAGCAAGAAGATTAATTGACATAAAAACCTTTAACAGATTAGTTGATGGTGAAAATATACCACAAGAAGTAAAACTATGTGATTATCAGCTGATAAATAGTATAAAATCGTATTATGATACAATTAATGGTATTAATAATGAGGGAAATAAAGCAAGTGAAAGTACAGATGGATATTCTGTAAGTTATATAACAAAAACACAAGTAAAAGATATTATTGAAACAAATAAAGAAGAATACAACAACATAATAGATAAATATTTAATGTTTGTAATTTATAATAACGAACACTTGTTATATAGAGGTTTATGATAACTAATTCAAGTTTAACTATTTATCATATGAGTGGTTTAGATGTATCAACACATTTAGAAAAATGGACTAGATATAATTATTCAAAAGTGTGGTTCTTTGGTGGAAAAGGTGCAAGTATTAATAAAGGGTATGACAATGCCAATGACGTTGAAATTAGAATACCTTATGACCAAAATGCTGATTTAGATATAACTAAATTTGCAATAGGAGATATTATAGTACAAGGAACATTAGAAACTGACATAGAAACACAAGAAGATTTATCTAGTTATGATATATATAACATAACAAGCATTAAAAATAATACATTTGGTACAGAACATATACATATTGGGGGCAAATAATATGCCTGTGTATATAGATTTATCTAAAATTAAGAAGAACTTAAAGTTAGATGGTAAAGCTCAAGCATTCTTAACAAATACTGTGGCAAAACATATGGATAAATACGTTCCTATGGATAAAGGTAATTTAAGAACAAATGTTAATTTAACACTTAATACGATAACGTATGAAATGCCTTATGCACACGCACAATATGTTGGCTTTACAACAGGACCAGTAACGCATTACACAACACCTGGAACTGGACCATATTGGGATAAAAGAATGTTAAGCCAAGACAAAGAAACTATAAAAAAAGAATTAGTAAACTATATGACACGTGGAGGATACTAATATGAGAATATCAAAAGTAAGAGATTATTTGTTTGGTATTATAGGTACATTAACAACAAATACTAATTATCAAATTAATGCAAATATGTTATCAAATAAAGTAGATGATTATTCATTAGATAAAATGCCAACAGAAAGTAAGGTAGAACCATACATAACGGGTGGTGGGTTATATCAAGATGTATATTCATTTAGAAGTAGAAAATCATATAGTCAAGATACATTAACAAATCTAAAAAATATGGGTTTTTTTGAACAATTAGAAAAAGCAATAAATACTAATAATGACAGAGGCATTTTGCCAGATATAAATGACATAATCAGTATTGAATGTGTAACACCATTTACAGTACAATATAATGATGATGGTAAAACAGCAGTATTTGATTGTCAAATAAGAATAATATATGAGGAGGACTTTGATGAAACCGATATTAGTTTGTAAAACAAGTCAAATTAATGACACATACATAGTTAAAGGTGATGAAATAAAACCAACAAAAGAAAACATTAATATGATAATAAAACTAAATGAACTTGGTTTTATTGAACCTTTATCACTAGAAGAAATAATAAAACTTAAAAGAGAAATAAATAAAGGAGATGAAAAATAATGCCACAATTAGTAAAAAGAAAAGAGATAATGCTTTATTTAGATACAACTCCAAAAGCAAGCGATAAGACATATGGTTTATATGGTAAAAAATCAACAAGTGCAACATATACATATAACCCAGAAACAACAAGTGAAACATACATTGTTGATGACAATGCAACAGTAACACTAGATAGCTATAATGTAACAATTGATGGAAATATGAAATGTTATTTTGGAGATGCTATTTATGATTACATAAATGGTTTAAGATATAATTTAGCAACTGGTAGTGATGCAATTACAACAGCATTATTAATTGATAAATATGATGCAACAGATAATGGTGGAATTAAAACATTTAAAGCACAAGAATTTGAAGCAACAATATCAATTGAAAGTTATGGTGGAGATGGTGGAGTAACACCAACTATTACATTTACAATTGGTTTAAATGGAACACCAACAAATGGTACAGTAACATTTACAGGTGAAACACCTACATTCACACCAGCAGTATCATTATAGAAAACCTTAATAGAGGTGGGTGGAAAAACCTATCTCTATTTTTTGTTTATAACGAAATTATGATATAATGATTATAGGAGGTAAATATGGAAAAATTAGTATTTAATGAAACTAATGATGCAATATATAAACTGCAATTAAATGATAGTGATATAGTTTTAGAATTTGATTTATTAGATATGAATTTATTATCAAGAATGTTAAAAGCTACCGAAAACTTAGAACATATTGATGAGAAATATCAAAAATTAGCAGAAGAAAATGAAAAAAATACAAACAAAATAGAAAAAATAAAAAATCAAATTAAGTTAGATGAACAATATGCAAAAGAAATGCGTGAAAATCTAGATAGCTTTTTGGGTGAAGGAATGTGTCAAAAAATCTTTGGTAATAAAGAAAGATATGGACAATATAATAGATTTATGGGAGCATTAGCACCACACTTTGAAAAGATGAATTTTGATGTAAAAAAAGCTAAAAAACAAATTATAGAGCAATTAAAACAGCAAGAAGAAAATGATGTGATGTAATATGTATCCAACAAAAATGGAAGCAAATGGGCATATATATCCAATTAATACTGATTATAGGGTTGCTTTAAAATGTATAAAAATATATAAAGACAATACATTATCAGGTATTGAAAAATATTTTGCTATTGAATATTTATTATTAGGAGAAAATGTAGATATTAATGATTGTGCAATATTGCAACCAAAAATAGATGCATATTTAAGATGTGGCAAAGAAGAAAATGATAGTGAAGAAGAAATAACATATGATTATATACAAGATGAAATATTAACAAAAACAAGTATAAGGCAATGCTATCATATTAACCTTAATGAAATTAAAATGCACTGGTATGAATACAATGAATTAATAGGTGGTTTAACAGAAGAAACAGTTATAAATAGATATAGAGAAATAAGAGGAAAAAACCCTAGTGAAATACAAGATGAAAAACAACGAAACAAATTAATAGAAATTCAAAATAAAATAGCAATAAAAGAAACTCACATAAAAACAAAAAATGAAGAAGAATTGGATAAATTCTGGGACAATATAACAGGAGGGAGTTGAAAAAAATGGGCTATGATGGAAAAGTAGTATTTGAAATAGATGCTGATACAAAACTTTTTGATGCACAAATAGAAGAAACAAAAAAAGAATTAGGTAAGTTATTAAAAATATATGCTGATATTGAAACAAGAAAACCTTATAAAAATCAAAAAAAAGATTTGCAAGGAGTACAAGTAGAAATAGAAAAAACTAATAATAAATTAGTTAGTTTAAGAAAACAACAAGCAAAATTAAGTGAAGAAAGTACAAAAACAGGTAAAGCTATTTCTAATGGGTTTGAAAATGGTTTAAAGACAGTAAAAAGATTAGTAATGGGAGTAATTGGTATAAGAAGTGCTTATATGTTAGCTCGTAAGGCAGCCTCAGCATATATGTCACAAGATACTGAATTAACTGAAAAAATGCAACAAGCGTGGGTAAATTTAGGGGCATTTTTAGAGCCATTTTTAAGTTGGGTAGCAGATGCTATGTTAAAATTAACTGGTTATCTTAATGAATTTATAAAAGCATTAACAGGAACAGATTATTTAGCAAGAGCAAATGCAAAAGCATTAGAAAAACAAACAAAAGAACAAGCTAAACTTAATAAAGAAATGGACAAATATCAAAAATATGATTTTGATGTAATAAGAACACAAAGTTCTACTGGTAGTGGTGGAACAAGTACAACTGGTGAAAGTGGCTTAGGAACATTAGGTGATGTTGAATTAAATCAAAATTTAGTAAAAGGAATTCAAAATATTGCATCAGCAATAAAAGATATAATAGATTTAATAACATTTAAAGAAGCACGTGAAGCAGTAGATGAATATGTTGAAGCTGAAAAAATAGCATTAGATACTGCTGAAAACCTAAACCAAACATTAGGTGATACAACTGATTTAATTTTAAAAAACCCTGATAATAAAACACCAGAAGAAATGAAAAAAGCATTAAATGATTATCAAGAATTAATAGGTGACTTTGATGGGACTATAAGAAATCTAGAAAGTGCAAAAAAAGATTATACAAATTTGATTATCAACTTCCCAATTTTAACTACATTTGGTGTTGGTGGGCTTGGAAATAGAGAAAAACAACAAGTAGAAGAATGGGAAAAAGTATTACAAAAACAAGTATATGGACTAATTCAATTAGGAAAACAAGGAAAACTAACAAAAAGCCAATATAAAAATTTAATTGATAATGTATCAAAATATGGCATATACATAGATGAAGTAAAAGATGTTACAGATAAATATTCGTATAGTATGGAAGATTTGGAAAAAATATTAAAAGACTATGGTAATGTTTATCCAAATGTAATGTTAGAAACATTAGGTTTTGCAAAAGCTAGTGAAAAAACTGAAAAAGAACTTAAAAATCTAAATCAAAAATTTAAAGATGGTAAAATATCTGCTATGGAATATGGTTTAGAGTTGTTTAAAGTACCTAAAAAAGTTGAAACAGATGTAACAGTTAAAAACCTAGCACAAAGTGGAAAAGATGTTGCTACATATTTAAGTGATTACATAAACAAAATACCAACACAAAAAAATACAACATTTAAAGTAGAAGATAAAGAAGCTGAAAATAAAACAAATTTATATGAAGCAGCATTATCTAAACTACCAAATAGTGTTGTTACAATTTTAAAAGCAACAGTAGATACAACAGAAGCAGATAATAAATTATTAGCACTAAAACAAAAATTTGAAAACATGGGTATATTTGGTGGTGCTATGTCAAGTATATTTAAAAACATATTAGGTTTTGCTGGTGGTGGTTATGTATCACAACCAACATTTGCTATGGTTGGTGAGGGAAAATATAACGAATACATAATACCAGAGGGTGAAGATTATATTTCTAGATTAGCAAATGAAATTGGAAAATATGGTAGTGGAAGTAACACAACAAATGTATATTTAGATGGAAGATTAATACAAAGACAAGTAGATAATACAAGAAATCGTATTAATTTTACAAAAAATAGGTAGGTGATTAAATGTTTGATGTAACAGATAGTTTAATAATAAATAACATAAATATGAAAGATTACATAACAGAAGCAACATTTGGTTATTATGATACATGGGGAGAAGATAGTGGATACACTATGTCAAATGTATTTGTAGGGACATTTAAAGGAACAATACCAAAATTTACAGTTAAATATGCAAAATCATTAACAAATGAACAAATAACATATTTAACAAACAATATATTTAGAAAACCATTTCAAACAATAAGATTTAAAGATGCAGATGGAACAATAAAAACAATTGAAACACATAAAGGAGATTTAACATTAAAATATAATGGTATAAATAAACATGATGCATTTACACATGAATATGTAGGAAATACAAGAATAGCATAGGTGATTAAATGAAAACACATACAGAAGATTATAAAAAAAGTTTAATTGGGAAAAGAGAAATTAAATCAGAATTAAAATATGTTGAAGATAATAAAGTTAAGACATTAAAAGAAGATGATATTGAAGCAATTAAACCAATATTAAATACTGACTTGTTTAAATCAGTAATGAAACAATTAGACATAGAAAGTAAAATACCATTAGCATTAAACACAATAGTAAATTATAAAAATGGTTTAAAAGTAAATGGAGAATATGAATATATTAATTATGGTAGTTATATAGTATATGAAACAGAATATAGAGCTGATACAAAAACATATTATCATATTTGCTATGATAAAATGCTTTACGCAATGGAACAATACAAACCATTAACTATTACATATCCAATAACAGTAAGAGAATATATAAATACATTAGCTAATTCAATAAACTTAAACTTTGCATTAAAAAATGAAACATTTGTAAATTATAACAAGCAGATATTAAAAGAACATTTTGACAATGGAGTATATACATACAGGGATATATTTGATTATTTAAGTGAAGTTGTTGGAGGTTGGTTATATATAGATAATAATAATAATTTATCTATAAAATATCCTACTGAAACAAATGAAACGTTTAATGCTGATTTTTTAGACCAAGTAAACATTGATTTTAATAATAAATATGGACCAGTAAATAGCATAGTATTTGCAAGAGCAAATGAAACAGACAATATAGAATATAAAGATGATGAAAGTATTGCAGAAAATGGTTTATATAGAATAAAGTTTAGTGATAACCCTATTTTGTCAGATACAAACAGAAATGATTATTTATCACAAGAATTAAAAGAAAAAATAATAGGAATAGAATATTATTTAATAGATATAGTAAATAAAGGTATAACATATTTAGAATTAGGAGATTATTTTAATTATATATTATCAGACAAAGTAATAGATGCATTAAAATCAGGTTTAGTAAAATCAGGTGTAAGAAAAGCACAAGATAAAACAAAACAATATAAATGTTTATTATTAAATGATGAAATAACAATAAATTCTGGCATAAAAGAAAGTATATATTCATATGAACCAGAACAAAACGAACAAGAATATATGACAACAGCACCAAGTGATAATTCAATAAAAAATGCTGAAATATTAGTAAATAAAAATGCTGGAGAGTTAGTATTAAAAGCCAATAGTAATGGTAAAGTAGTACAAGCAAGATTAGATGCAGATGCAGATGATGGAAGTTTATTTGAAATACAAGCAGATAATATTGATTTAACAGGTTATGTAACAATATCAGATTTAGCAGGAACAGGAACAACAACTATTAATGGTTCTAATGTAACTACTGGAACAATTAAATCACAAAATTATGTATCAGGAACAAGTGGAACATCTATAAATTTAGTAGATGGTGTAATAGATACTAAAAATTTTAAAGTAAATAACACAGGCTCAATAACTGCAACAGGTGGTACTATTGGTGGTTGGCAAATTGATAATAATGGAATAAATAATGGTGTTGTTTTTTTACATAATGATGGAACTTCAACAATTTATACTGTGGCAGATTTATTTATTATAAGAGGTTATATATTAGGAATTGCTGGGTTTGAATTTACTAATCAAACAATGATAAGACATTATGATTTGAACAATGATGGTGTTGTAGATGCTTCTGATTATGTTATCTTAAAAAATTTAATTGGCTTAGAAATATAAAAGGAGAGTGATAAATAATGCGAAGAATAAATTTTGAAGATACAACAGTAACAAAACAACCATATGTAATAATTGATGACACAGAATATGAAGTACAAGATGGAACATATGATGGTGGTACAGACTTAAATGCTAATACATTTAATACAATGCAAAACAATATTGAAGAAGCAATAGATGAAAAACAAAATGTTGAATTATTGGCAGTAACAAATATAGCACCAAGTGAATGCACAATTGGGGATAAATATTACAATACAGATGATAATTTAATATACATATCAACAGCAACAAACACATGGAGTGATACTGGTGAAGAACCAATAAGTGGTATATTTTACATAGTATTTGATGAACAAAGCTCTTATTCATATGATGGCAATACATTAGTAAGTGTTGGTGGTGGAATAGAAGATATAATAATAAGTGATACAGAACCAACAGAAGATGGAGTTAAAATATGGATAGATACAGGAGAAATATCTAATAGAGCAAGTGAAATAACTAACTCATATTCAACAAGTACTGGTATAGGATATAGTGCTAATTATGTAAATACTAATGTAGAGCCAAAAGGTGTTGTTATTTATGATGGACTAACTAAATATGCAAATGATATTATGACAATTCCACAAGAATATAAAAAATTAGATGTATATTGTTATTCTTATGTAAATGCACCAGCAAAAAATATAATTAGTATAGATACAAGTACTAATTCAACACAATTTACAACAGGAGCAGTATTTGCATTGCCTGATGCTTATTTTGTAGAAATAGAATTAATATTAAAGACAAATAGAACTTTAAGAGCAGATTATTGTGCAACATATCCAAACTTTGCAAGCAATGTAGCAACAACAAGAAATAATGATAATAATTTTTATGTTTATAAAATAGTAGGGTATAAATAGGAGGTACATATGAAATATAATGATAATGGAGAATATAAAGATATATATATAAAAACATTTGATACACTACCAGTAGGTGCAGAAGTAGATTATACAGGAAGTGTTGTACCAGATGGTTGGACACAAGTAGATAGTTATTCTACAAGCGAAGTAAATACTGGAAAAACTTGGATAGATGGAAAACCTATTTATAGAAGATGTGCTGATATTTCTGCAATAACAAGTTCTAATTCAAACATAGTAGATGTATCAAGTTGGAATATACAAAATATTATTAGTTTATCTGGGTTTATAAAAGATAGCTATAATAATATTAATGTAGTACCAATGTATGATAGTGCATCAAATTATAGTGTATTATTTTTTAATGGTACATATTTAAGAGGAAGATGTGCAATAGGTACAGGTGGAACAATATCAAATGCTTATGCAATTGTTGAATATACTAAAACAAATTAGGAGGTATATATGAGAATAAAAAAAACAAGTCAATATATAGAGGGTGGTGCAGGACTACCAAGTTATTTTACAACAGAAATTGATACCGGTATGAAATGGATAGATGGAAAACCTATTTATAGAAAAGTAATAGAATATACACCAACAGAAACAATTGGTGCAACAGGGCAACAAACAAATATTGATATAGCACATAATATAACTAATATGGAACAATGTATAAATTGTATTGCATTTAATAATAATCATTATAGGTTCCCTGTATTTAGTGGAACAAGCTCATTAACATCTGGTACAGAAATTTTGTCAGTACACCCAACATCAGGAATAAGATTAAGAATAATAAATGACACTTGGAGTACAAGCAATACTTTTTATTTTATATTAGAATATACTAAAACAAGTTAGGTGGTGATGAAATGAAACTAAATAACAAGGTTTATGATGTATTAAAATATATATCATTAATAGTATTAGATGCAGTAGGAGTTGCATATAATCAATTAGCACAAGTATGGGGTTTGCCATTTGGTGCTAAAATACAAACAACTTGTACAATATTATCAGTATTGATAGGAACATTAATAGGAATATCAAGTTATAACTATAATAAAGAACAAGTAAAAGTAGAAAAAGTAAGATAGAGGAGGAATTAATTATGATAACAATTTATAGAAAAAATGAAACAAGTACAAATGGGAACGAAAGAGAAATAGAATTACGAGGCCTTTCGACAGATAATAAACCAACAACATTAAACAATAAACCATTAGCAAATGGAACAACATTTATTGAAATCAACACAGGCAAAATATATTTATATGATGCTGAAAATGAACAATGGCGAGAAATGTAATAGAAAGGGGTTATAATTATGGATATAACAAGCTATTTAATGGGAAAAAAACAAGGTGGAGGCTCTACCATAAATAATCAAGATAAAACAGTAACATCAAATGGCTCATATACAGCAGATAGTGGATACACAGGTTTAGGTACAGTAACAGTAAATGTACCTGAACCAAGTGGAACAATAAATATAACAAATAATGGAACAACAAATGTAAAAGACTATGCAAGTGCAAATGTAAATGTAACACCAAATCTACAAGATAAAAGTGTAACAATTGATAGTAATACAACAACAACAATTGAAGCAGATAATGGATATGATGGACTTGGAACAGTTAGTGTAACAACTAATGTACCAGTAGGAGAACAATTAGATTTAACAACTGGAATTAAGTTTGCAGGTTCAACATTTAGTTCTTTGCCTAATGCCGTAGTTAATGCAAATTGGGAAAATGTTACAAATTGTCAATTGATGTTTCAAAATTGTAATTCTTTAACAAGTGTACCAACATTAAATTTAACAAGAGCTACAATTTTAAACAATATGTTTAGTAATTGTGCATCTTTAAAAACTGTATCGCTTACAACATCAAGTGGGCAAAATTTTAATAGTATGTTTAATTATAATTATGCTTTAACAACTGTATCAGAATTAGATGGTTCTAATGCTACAAATATATCTTATATTTTTACATATTGTACAAATTTAACTACTTTTGGTGGTTTTAAAGATTTAGGAAAAAGTTATGATACAACTAAACAAGCAAATTTTTCTTATTATACATTAGATTTATCAACTTGCACTCCATTAACACATGATAGTTTAATGAATGTAATAAACAAATTATATGATATAGCTACTGCTGGTTGTAATATTCAAACACTTAATTTAGGAGCTACAAATTTAGCAAAATTAACAGCAGAAGAGATTAGCACGG